CTCACAGCCATACCGCCCCACAAAGTCAGGAGTGAACGTGAATATCTTTGAGGCATACACTCGCTGATAGTTGTTGCCGAACAAATCCGGGATTGCCCATTCCACACTATTGCCATGAGTCTTATGCCACGCCGATATTTTCATAAGTGCGAAATTGGGAAAATTGTGTCCGTCAACATCGATAAGTCCGATATTCATATCAAGATGGTGGTTTGGATTTTGCGTAAATGGGGCATCTCTCACGGTAGGCACATTCTCCAGCCTTTGCCTGGGCGAAACGCTCATGCCATAGTGCCTCGTAGAACTCTGTGCCCATTTCAGCCTCTTCGTTAAGGTATGATACGAGTTTCATACAGAAGAATCCGTTGTTACTCTCTTTGTCATCGTGGAGTGCCACTATGCCGTTACTGTTTGGTCTTGCCATAACTGATTTGTGATTAGTTTGCCACTATTGCCAACTTAGTTCCATCGGGATAAGTCAGAGCCTTTTTGAATAACTTATGGCATCTTGCAGGTATATTGCGATACCGCAGATGCCATTCATTCCATAGGACACAGTGCCCGCGTTTAGCGCCGGGAGAGAGGCGTGTTGTCCCCGTGATTAGACAGGGGCAACTGCCACAACTTCCCGGTTCATCATAGAACTTGTAGCCGTTTATCTCTATCATACAGCTACAGTTTTAGATTTTAGGCTTTGTATAGCCTGGCAAAGCACCGGACACCATGCTTTCGGGATGCTGGTATGAACGGCGTTGCCGATGAACTTCTTTTGGTCACTCTGATTACCCAGCAGCACATAGTCATCGGGGAAACCTTGTATGCGTTTCAATTCTACGACCTTGAGCATACGCATATAGATGTCGGCCAGACCATACTTAGCCATAAATTCCTTTATTTTAATCATCATGGGAGAGTCCGTTTCATAAACCTCTATAGCTATATCCCCGCTCTCCGTGGTTACAAGGCATGGTGGCCGTTTATCCATTCTTGCAATCAGAGTGAAACAAGGCTCATCAATAGACCTGCCGACCGAATTGAATTGAGGATTCACAAGGAAATGCTTTCGGACAGTCACAAGACTATGTTTGGGATTTGTGGTAACACAGCCGCAAGGCTCATCAATGGATGTGGCCGTGCTTGTGCCATAGAACATGGTCAAGAACTGTGCACTGACAAGAGCGTGATGATCTACGCAGGTGATTGCGCCTGCCGGCCCGTCAATAGATATGTTCTTATCCTCCGGGGAGCCGTTGAACTGCTTGGAAAGAAATGCGACTTGGGCCACGCCAAGTCGGTTCTGAACGGCTACTGTCGGGCAAGGCTCATCAATGGACGGCGGAACATATTTTCCTCGCTGGCTCATGCTGTTGAACTTGACAAGAAATGCCTCTTTACCCTCGGCAACAAACCTTATCAGTCCAGCATAGATACGTTTGAGCGTGTTCTCGGCCAAAGGTTTCTTCCTTGTGAAAATTGACTGGCCTATCTCTTCAAGGTTGAGGACGTGTCGAACAGGCCGCCATCTCTCCAGATTGCCAGTGGGCCGTCGGCTGTGGGTAGGTTCCGGGAACACGATGGGCAGACCCATTTTGGCAAACATTCCGAAATACCGCTTGCGTGTGGTTCTGGCGCCATAGTCGGCAGAGTTGAGCAGGCGGTAGTCGTAATTGTAACCAAAGGTCTTGACATTCTTAACCCAACGGACATAATCACGGCCTTTATCCTTTGACATCGGCCGGCCATTATAATCGAGTGGCCCCCATGACATGAACTCCTCGACATTCTCTATCTGGATGAAGTCGGGATTGATGGTCTCGATATAGCGGTAGAGGTGCTCGGCAAGCGTCCGGCTGTCTGCATCGCGGGGCTGACCGCCTTTCGCCTTGCTAAAATTGGTACACTCCAAAGAGGCCCATAAAACAATCAAGGCTTGCGGATTCTCTTTTCTGCAAGCCTTGATATGCCTCATTAGCGATGTGAGGCTGAGCGTTCTGATGTCCTCTATGAAGTGGAGCGCGTCGGGGTGGTTGGCGGCGTGAGAGGCTATCGCGTTCGGATCGTGATTGACACACGCGATAACCTTTGCACACTGCTCTCCATGTAGCCGGGCCTCGTTGACTCCCGTTGAGGTGCCGCCGGCCCCGCAAAAGAGGTCAATGTAAAGCAGATTTATCATCGTCTTGTGATTGAGGAAATTTCAGCCACTTTCTCATCGTATTGAGGCGCGCCCCATACATCAAAATAGTTTATCCCAACGCAGTAGGAATAATCTCGGTTCATTCGTCTTTGTAGCTTAAATTTGCGATTGTCAAATAAGAATCATCTTCTGGAAACGAGAGAGGTTGGTTTACGATCAGACATCCAAACCAATTAACTAAGACATGATCTTCAATGGTGGCTGGCTCACACCAATCTTCATCGGTGTGCCGGATGTCATATATAAACTTACCCTCTGTTTCTTTTTCGCGGTTGATGCGGTGTTCTGTAAGGGCAGCCTCGATAAATTGATTATCTCCAGTCTCAATAATGACTCTTTGAGCCATCCTATTATTCAAGACTGTTTTTACGGTAGGTCGTTCCATTGATGTCTATGTTTGTTAGTACCATGAAAGGACTACGGAATCATTACGCTGGTCGCTGAATGAAATCCATCTGGCGATAATGGCAATGACTTTATCGGCACTCTCTTCTATGTCATGTAGTTTCGCCCATTTTTCAAAATCCTCTTTATCAGAGGCGATTTTGGCGATGAGGTCGCCGAGTTCGGCACGCGGCACCTCAAGCTGTGCCGAACATTCTACATCGTCACCTTCCCATGAAAGGCCGGGACAATTTTCTGCAAGCATACGATTGATTGCCTCTGACTTTCCGTTGAAGTTATCGTACTTATGGTACTTGACTTGATAGACTTCGGCTACATGTATTCTGTATCCCATGTTCTTGCGGTTTATTGGTTTGACTTGGCTATCTCGTTCACGAAACAGAGAGTCCAGCGGTTGATGTAGGCTTGCCAACAACCCATTGACGGCGTCCATCGGAATCCGTTCTGTTTCAGTTTAGTTCTCATGTCATCGTCCGGCTTGCCGGGGAAATAGACTCGGACACGGTTCTCAGAGTAACACTCTTCGATTGTTATGTCGCCGACCTCATACTCTCGATTTTCTTTGGTGGCAAGAGATTTGGCTCTCGCAAGTTGCTTTTTGGCGGCATTTATTTTGGCATTGTTGTTTGTGAGGCTATATGCCGGCCAACTCATATTCTGGGTAATCATCTTTTGAGCAAAGGCAGGCGTGTGGCCATTTTTGGTCAGAGCCTCTAACTTTTCGCTTTCACTCATTGTCTTGGAGCGCATAACCTTGTTGTCAAGTTTCATCCGCTCCTGAACCGTTGTAAGTTCGGCAATCTTGGATTCAAGCCGTTCAATCGCGTCATCATCGCCGAGATAGATATTGTCGTTGTTCTCGGCAGCCTCGGCTTTCTGACGGTAATAAGCCGCTTTCTCGGACTCATGCACGCTCCGCATCATTGCCCCGTTTGAACGCTCAAGAGCGCGGCGGTGAGCTTTCTCAGAATGGTGGCCTACAAGGATAGGCTGGCCGAGGGGAATGCCTGCTACGGCGGCATTACTGGTATTGAAAGCCGCTGTGGCTCTTTTCTCTGCATTCTCAGCATATTCACGGTAACGCTCTGCCCGCGCCTCTTGCCTTTCTTTCCTGTTCATGCCTTTTCAGTTCTGATAAGTTCGACACGGATTACAGAGTGATATTCACTCCTGATTTCACGCTCCGCCTCTTGGCTATTGTCACCATAGGCCCAGGCATTGAAGCCATCATCTGGATCGTAGGTCGTATAGACCCGAAAAACATACTTGTTCATAAATTTGTGGTTTATTGGTTTGACTTATGCTATATTTTTTAGTTCCTCATCAAGTGCCGACCTTAGTTCGTTCAAATCATCATCGCTAAACTCAGATTCTTCTTCCGTCTCTTCATCGTAGTAGTAGGCGGTAATTTCCGTAACCTCACCCCAAGCTTTCCGAAGGACGCAGCTCGGTGGATTCCAATAATCGCCTGTGTCATTGTCCCACTCTCCACAGCACTCATAAGTGATTTCTATGAACCAACCGTCTTCCTCATAGCAGAGATAGTTGGTTGTGCTATCATCACATCGACCCCATCCATCCTCGTCTCGCTCGTAGTAAGACTCTCCGATTTCGTGGCCATTATTTGAGAGCTTTTCAACAATGGCAGGAATAATGGCGTCAAGATCGGCTTTTGTTTTCATTTATATGGTGGTTATTGGTTTGACTTGTAGTTTGTTATACTGTAAAGTTAGCCATATTTTACGAATGGTGCAATCAGAATGGCCACCATTTTGCATCTGATTTCCACCATTTTACCACCTTAACATTTGTCAAATAGTGTCACGTCTTTTTGGTTCGCTACGGTATCTTCTTCAGCCATTATTGCATCGACTACACTGTGGCATCGATTGGCAAGGACTTTCACACAAAGAGTCATGTTGTCGGTTATCTTCATCTGCTGTCCGAATGTCTCGGCAATATCCATGCAAATCACAGATATGAGGAAACAATACGGATCTTGCTTGCGGCTACATGGGGCATTTATGCGCTCGGCTATGACCTTATCCATGTTCTTGTCAAAATCCTCTACAAACGTGAGCATCATCCTGACAAACGCCACTCTTGCCGGAATCTCTTTGTGAGGGTGGCCGACATATTGTCGGGCGGCCTCATTGGTGAACGTACACCAGCTTTGGAATAGGTCAAACTCTATGGTTTTACGCAGTCGTTCCAGATAGTTTTGATAAGCATACCATGAACGGCCATAACTTTTGCGCAACCCATAATTATACTCGTCGATACACTTGCGCATCTCGCGGTTGTGGCGTTTATATTCACTCAACCTATTATCCCGGCAATACTTTATGAACCCCTCGGCCTGCTCCAACGCGATAGCGGTAAGCATCTGAGGAATGAAGTTCATCAGTACGGCCTCTCTTGCTCCGAACAGCTTGATGCACTCGTCGGAACTCAGGGATTTGGGCGGTTCTTTCTTCTGCCTTTTAATATTTATGCCGAAATCAGGGAGCTTGCTGATGAGCACCGCGTCCGGCACGATGCCCATCTTTGCCAGCATCTCATTGTCTAATGGTGGTAAATTCATTTACTTGGAGAATTAAAACGGCTCGGACTTTGGATCCGAACCGCCGAACAGGTTATTTGATGGTTGTGGTACGAGGGTGTCGAACAGACCGGGAACTCTCGGATGCAACGCCTCGTATTCATCTCGGAAGAACTCTTCTTTTGTTCTACCATATTTTTTACCCTTTCGGGTGTGAACATCGAATGTGTATGGAGGAATCTCAATGGGAAACGCTCTGACATCATCCAACCACCGCTCTACATCCACATCGTTGCGGTCATAGACAAGATTTTGCAGATGATCCGCATCGCGGTTCTTTCGGCACTCGCATAGGAGCAATACTGCTTTACTCACGAATATTCGGCCTTTAGGCTCGGTCTTATTCTTATTGACCAGTTCGTGTCCCTGCCACAGAGCCTCAATCTCTTTTGTAATGAGTCCGTAGCAGTCCTCGGCAGAGATGGTAAAGAGCCGTTTCCAAACATAATCGCGATAGTTGCTGTGCCATAATTCGAGGGCGAAGAATCCGGCAACCATTGCATCGGCTCGGCGGATGGCTTTCTGCATTGCGGAGCTGACCTCAAAGAAATCATATCCTTGTATAGTTCTTATTCTCATAACTTGCTAATTTTGTTATCCTTACATCAGTAAAGTTAGCCAAATTTGGCGAGATGTGCAATCAGATTGAACACCATTTTAACGCCATTTTATCAGCCTTCTACGGTTAGAATTTGAACTTACAGGAGATGTTATACTCCACGAGTTGCTTAGTCTTGTCTTTGCCATTGTTGGTCGCGTTCTTGATGTTGATACTGTCTCCAAAGTGCTTTTTGATGAACAGTATCGAGCGGCGTTCCTCCTCCTGGTTTCGGAACGCGGCCAGCCCTCCGGCATTGACAAACGTACCCTTTTGGGCGAAATTATAGCGGAGGTCTGTCAAGATCCGGCGCTCCTTGTATTTCATGTAGCATGAAATCCAGAAATCCTCTTTAAGCCGGATTTCCTCATTCCACCACACATTTTTGTTATACCTCACACCATAGGAGCATCCAGTAATCATCTTTGACAAGGAATAATATCCCCATTCGTTATACATCACAGGCGATATGGCGGAAGTGAACCCGAACACATGAACATCGAGCATGCATGCCAGCTCATAAAGAGAGTTGATGATACGGGTTATTATATTCGGATCACGGATAACTCCCGGCTCTCCTTTCTCGCAAAAGAGAGTTTTTACAACGTGGACATCATCATCGAGCATCATAAGCTCGCCGAAATGACGGGCCATCCAATTACGTTTGGGGATAAGACCTATCACATCATCGGGATGTGTCACAATCTCACATTCGGGGTTGAATTGTCGATATAGGTCTGCCTGGCTTTCTGCCACGCAGATTATTGGGTCGTTGACGAGTTTCTTTGCGAAAACCCGATCATGTCGCTTGTGGGAGGGAATTACAATTTTGAGACTCATTTCTTCTCGCCCTCCAAAGCGACACGCACATCTTTTACGTCAATCACATTGCTTTTGCCAACCTTGCCGGTCTTGTAAGACCTCATACGCTGCATACCGAGCCGTTCACGGAGCCAGTTGCTGTCAACCTCGTTGGCCGACTGTATGATGAACAACTCGTGTTTTTCATCATATTTAGGAACCAACGGATATATGGCCGTTTCATCGGTTATTGCGTCAAACCGCTCTTTGAACTCATCGACTGGCTTCTCCGGGGCAAATTCAACGCCCCAATCGGCAAGTTCGGTTTTATCCCACTCGTTGTTCATCACATCGAGGTCATTTTCTCCGAAGTTCACATTGTCCTTTGTGGCATACTCCCTCAACTTCTTTACTTCGGTTTCAGGGTTGAGGATTTTGCATGGCAGCTCGGTGTAGCCGAGTTCCTTGCAGGCCCTCAGACGGAGATTGCCGCAAACGACTATGTAACGCCCTTCGGGATATGGGAACACGATGAGTTCGCGCAGTTCAAGCATCTCGGGCGATTCCTTGATGCTCTTTTTCATCGCCTCATAGCGATAATACCGAAAGAACCGGG